GAGCTTGGGCTTATTGTCCCATAATACTATCTCTTTCTCGCTCATCAGTCACCACTCATGTTAGCAATCTTAGAACCGTCAGCGCCGCTCTCGTTTGATCCAGTCTTGTTCATTATCTGGTAGAAGTTCTTGAAGGCGTCAAAGCTCGACTTGAACTCAAGGAGCGCTCTCTTGATCTCTTTCGTCTCAGACAGAATGTAGTCAGAAGCTGCGCTGCTCATCTCAGTGTTCACAGTGTCTTTCACTTCTGTAACTCTGTCGTTAGCGGATGGAACATTCTTCAGCTCGTGAACTGCTTCTACGAGCTTTCTCAAGTTGCTGTCAAGCATCCTGTTGAGAGATTCTTGACCTCTGACAAGAGGCTTCACAGCTTCAGCGAAGACATCGACTTTGATCTCTCCATTCTGATTGTCTTGTGTGTAGCCTTCGATTCTCACGTTCAGGGTAGACTTGAGAAGTGAGATGACTTCGCTCTGGAATTCTTTTTCCTTAACCTGTGCTCCAGTCATGTTCTCTGACTGAGGAGCAGAGACCAGCATGGCGCTCATTCTTCTCGTGCTGTCTTGGATCGCAGCGTTCATCTTCTCGATGGAGTCTGCTACGTCGCTTCCGATGTTGAGAGACTTCAAGCTCATTCCGAGCTCTTCAGCTTTAGCGCTCATAGCGTTCACTGCTGTGAGAATTCCACCTAGCGGAGCAACGATCGAATTTCTTGAACTCTCGATTGACTTGACTATTGGTGTCGTGTCGAAAGTCGGAGCTTCTCTCTTTGGCTCTGGAGCAGTCGGAACGCTCTGTCCGAACACTAGACCTTTCAGACCACCCTGCGCGATAGATCGAACTGAGTGTGAGATGTCCACGACGGCGTCAACGAGCTTGTTGAATATCACCACGACTCCGCCGACGATCAGACCAACTCCAGCTATGATGGGTATTGCGAGAGCTACGCCGACATTCACTGGATTCGACCAAGCCTTCAAGAATCCCGTAGCTGCGTCGAGAACGAGACCGAGCTTCTTTTCCAGTTCTTCTGGAATGAGCTCCTGTGTTCCCGCGATAGGCGTGTTCTGAACTGTCTTCTGGACTGGAAGATCACTGAACGCCACTACGACACGATCTGCGCTTTGATCTGCTGTCTTAGCGATAGTGTCAGCCAAGAGCTGCGTAGCGTTGATCATCGTGATGTTGTTTCTGAAGACCTGAGCTTCGATTCTTCCGAGTCCGTCAGCCAAGTGAACATCCATGATCCTCAGAATGTCTCTCGACTCGGTGATAGCGTACTGGACTTGTGCGGAGGCTAGTCCGTATTCACGGCTAGATCCGCTGTCTTGGATAGCCTTCTTGATCTCGTTAGCGCTGAAAAGCACTGCATCTTCGATCTCGTATGCAGCATTCTTCAGTTCTTCTAGCTTCTTTACGCTGTCGTCCATATCTCACTCTGTGCTTTATGTGTTATTTATAGTAAATCTATCGCTTATAGACGTTTTTAGACGATTTACGGCCTCTACGGTATAACTATACCACGCAACCCTTAAATCGTCTAAAAACCGGCTTTATGCGTCGTTACGGAGCTATCTCGGCTTCGTGCTTAGAGAACCAGTATGCTTCGATCTTCTCGTTGTCGCTGTTGAGGAAGTCCTTGCGGCCAGAGTTGGTGTAAGCGTCCTCGTCCTTCGACAGCTTAGCGAAGTCGTAGCGGTCTGTGAGGCTTCCCTGATAGCTGCGTGAATCCTTGTCGTAAGTGTTCGGATCTCCAGCGTAGTTTCCAGAGATTCCGATGACTGACTTGTACTTGTCGGCGTGCTCTGCTGTCCAAGCAGAAGTGAATGTCCAGTAGCCAGGGCTGTTCGAGAAGAACTCGTGCTCGTGACCCTCTGTCGGCTCGTAGACTCCGAGATTCGGATCGTCCTTGAACGCTCCGACTTCTTTGATGATTCCGTTCGTGTAGAGAGGATGCTTGAGAGCAGCATTCTTGTCCAAGTAGAACTCTGGATTCTCTCCAGATGTTCCGCTGAGGGTGAACTCTGCTGTCTCTGCTCTGAAGACTGCGATCGACGGATTGAGCGTAGCGATGATCTGGTCGATGATTGCGCCATCCATGATCTTCGTATACATGCATGTCTCGATAGTGATTGTGAACTTAGCTTCGACTTCTCTCTTCGCTTGCTCTCCTGGCTCTTCATCCTGATAGGAGATGTCTACGCTGTCCAGCTTCATCTTCACGTCTCTTCGAATGTTCATGAACCAGAACTCTTTGATGAACACGAAAGCGTCTGGATTGAATCGTGAAGTGACCTGCTCTATGATCTGGAACAGATCCGACAGCTTGTCGGCTTTAGCCGTGATCTCGATTCCAACGTTGTATGGAACTGGCTGTGTGTCTGACCAGAGAAGCTGAACTGCCCTCTCCTCTACTCCCTTGTTCACCAGATAGTCTTCATACCATGTTCTGATGGCGTTAGAGGATGCAGCTCTCAGATTGTCATACTGGAACGACGTGATCTTGTAGTACATGTTCGGCAGAGGAATCACGTACTCTTGTCCAGATTCTTGTTCTCTTCTGAAGTCGTGTGACTTAGCTCTCGGTCCGAACTTGAACGGAACTTGAATTCTCTTTCTCGGATAGCCGTTCTCGTCATATCGAATGACATAGAAGTCGTTGAAGAAGTTTCCGACTGCTATCATCACTGCTCTGAGAGTGTCAGCGTAGTAATATCCTACTGGATATCCGAAGTCTGCTCTGTCGTCAAGAGTAGCTTTCCAGAACCCGTGCTTGTCAGGGACATATCCGTCACTCTTCCAATTGCTCTCTGCCATGTGTTCTCCTTTGGCTATATATTATCTATAGAGGAAACTGATGCACTTAGAACCAAACTACTGGAAGATCGAGTTCAGCAAGCTGCCCAGCTATGGAAAGCAATATCCGCCTGACGCATCTATGAGATTCAGATGCTTGAACATGAGAGATCTGAAGTATCTGTCGGGAATGAATCCGAACAACGCGCACGACATGGTCAACGATCTGGTGAAGCGTGTTCTGGTGCTCGACAACATGGAGCTGTCTGACGTTCTGGCGATGGACAGACTCTCTATCATCTTCTACATAAGAACTAACACATTCATGCTCTCGAACGGCTACCAGACCGAGTTCACATGTCCGTTCTGTGGATCGAGAGTCAGATCTGACTTCAAGATGTCTGATCTCCATGTGAAGAGAATCACAGAGTCTAAGCTAGGAACATGCAGGGTCGAGGGAATAGACGAAGAGATCAGCTCAGTCTACAAGAAGTTCTACGATCCAGTGCACAGAACTGGAGATCCAGAAGTCGACGACATTCTCAACTGGACGAACATAGACCAGATACTGAGAGGAACTGACAGCGAGATGAAGGACGCAGTTGAGGGTCTCTTGGCACCTGACTACGCTAAGCTCCGTCGTCTCGCTAACGACGCTAAGTGCGGAATTCTCAGCTATGCAGATCTATCTTGCACCCAGTGCAGAAGAGAGCTTAGAGTCGGTGTGAACATCTCTGACGACAATCTCTTCAACAAGGTCAGGATGTACACGATGATCAAGAACCAGATTCAGGTCAGCAAGTACTGCGGAATCGTTCTCACAGACGATATGCCATACAACGAAGTAGAGCTGACGATAGGAATTGTCAACGAGCTGTCTAAGAAAGAAGCTGAAGCAATGCAGAAAGGAAAGAAATGATGTCAGACGAGAGCAAACTTTCAGGAATCTACTCCAATGCACAAGATGACGGCATGGGAGGCATGAATCTTCAGGACTTGGATCCGAAGAAGTTCCAAGGCAAGTGGACTGGAAAGGTGATCAACAACAAGGATCCTCTCAAGATGGGTCGTGTTCGTGTAAGAATCTTCGGTCTCTACGACGACGTCATGGACACTCTTCTTCCGTGGGCTCTTCCAGAACAGAAGTACTTGGGAGCATCTACCTCTAATCTCGTCATCCCTGAGATTGATGCTGTCATTCGCGGCTACTTCGAGAACGGTGATCCGTTCAAGCCGATCTATGAGGGAATGATCACGGTAGAGAACCCAGTAGAGGTCGCAATTCGTTCGTTCGCTGGAATGAGAAAGCCAGGAGACTCTATTCTAGATGAAGCAACTAACGATCTAGACTATCCAGACGTGATGGTTCTGTTCAAGACGGACGACGGTGACGGTCTGACAGTAAACAGATCTGACGGCACATTCAAGTTTGTCCACAGATCTGGTCTGAAAATGTTGATAGACCCAGACGGATCTATCACAGTAGAGCAGGGCATGTCGTTGAAGTTCAGAAATCCACAGCCAGCTCACATGGATGTAAAGCTTGAGGGCGCATTCAACTTGACTGCTAACGGAGAAGTGAACATCGATGCTAAGAAGAACGTGAACATCAACTCCGTCCTCGGCGATGTCAATCTTGGAAGAAATACACTTAAGAGTCTAGTGTGCGCTCACCCAGCTTGTTTCGTAACTGGTGCTCCGACTAACGGTGGAAACACCAACGTGAAGGCTTAGACTTTCCAAGTCGGATCATAGTGCATTGCGCTATAAAAGATGAATTCGCCATAAGCAGCCATGAACTGCTCTTTGGTGTGAGTTAGTCTCTTTTTGTTCACCAAGTCGATAGCTACTGGATGGACGCTTCCATCCTTCTCCTTCACAATCTCGAACAAGTAGTGATTTGTGTCGAAGGGACAGAAGTATCTCCATGTCCACATCTGATCGTAAGATGCAAGATCAAAGAAGTTCTCTGCTATTGCTTGATCTGGAAGCATACTCACCTACACTTGTCGATCTTAGCGTGCTTGAATCCGAGCTCGATAGCCTTCTTAGCAGTGATAACATCTCCGTCTTTGAGGCCGAGCTCATTGTTTCCGTCAGCAGACAAGGTAGACGGCTTGATCGGATCTCCAGGGTGGAACGTGAACATGCACTGACCGTAGCCGTCGTCTCCAGTGATCATAACTGTGTAGTTGACTGGCCACATGTCGCCGTTGAGAGGCTTAACGCAGAGAGACAGCTTTCCGCAACCCTTTGGATCTTTCAGATAGCACTTCGTATCGCTCGGGACCATAGCGAGAGGAACGAGACCGATGTACCCAGAGAGTCTCTGAGAGTACGTGATGTAGCCGTGGCAGCCAGGAGCGATGTTCGGATGGTCGTATTTGCACCAGACAGCTCTCATCAGCTCTTCTTCCAGTTCTGCTGGATTCGTGTAGAGATAGAAGCTTCCCTTTCCGAACATGAGTCGCTGTTCGATGCACTTCTTGAAGTATTCTGGATCGTGCTCTTTGGTTCGCATGATTGCTTTGCGAACGTGTGAAGTTGTTCCTGTGCTCATTTGCCACCTCTCATGTCTGACAGAAAAGCTTGGAGCTTTTCGAGTTCGTGGATTTTCTCTTGTTTCTTCTGGGTCAAGTGGATCTGATCTCCGCTGCCGTAGTAGATGCGCATCTCGATTCCGTAGATGAGGAGCTCAAGATCTTCGATCTTGTCTTTAACGATGTTTATGCCTCTCTGGGACATCTTTCCTCCTAGAAGTTGGTTGAGATGATCTTCTTCCACTCTATCCAGTTCTTGATAGAGAATGACAGCGACGTGATGTTTGCGCTAGTCTCTTCGAGCCAGCCCATGTAGTAGCGCTGTTCGATTAGCGCCTTGTTTATCTTCGCGACATCTGGATCGATTGAGCACTGCTCAGTCATCTCCTTCGCAGTCCATGCGTATCCGTCATTCTTCAACTTCTGTCGTGCTCTCGCCAGCGCTTCTTCGAGCTTGGTTTCGAGCGTAGCAACGACTGCCACTTGCTGTCTGTATGCGTCGATGTACTTCTGCTTGAGGTTAGGGATCAACATGTTCTTCTTCAGAATGTCGTCTGGATTCTCGGGCAGCTGCACATCAGATTCTGCCATGATCTTGAATTTTGCAAAATCTTCGGCTTTCATGCTTCCTCCAAGTATTTGAAGAACTGCTCGCGATCCGTGAGCACCGATTTGTCGATGCTCTCTAGCAGCTTACGGGCCGAGTATTTCTTCTTCTCGGCGCAAAGTTCTCCATACTTTTTGATGTTTTCCATCAATTCTTTCTTCTTATTGGAGTCCATAGAACCTCCTTTCGATCACAATATAGGTAATTTACTCGAATTTGTAAACCCCTCTGCTCGAAAATGTTCAAAATGCGCAAAATTGTATATTTAACCTGTATATGTATGTAAAGTTCAACAAAATCAAATTCCGCAACTTCATG